CCCGCCCTCATCCCACACCCCGGCCCCCGCCTATGTCCCACCCACAACCGCGAGCGCGAACAGCAACGAGGCTACTCAACCGCACGCGGCTACGACCGCCACTACCGGGCCGCCCGGGTACGGGCCGCCCGCCTCGTCGAGGCCGGCCAGGCCGTGTGCTGGCGGTGTGGCAAGCCCATCAAGGCAGGCGAACCGTTCGATCTTGGTCATGACGACGAAGATCGTTCGATCATTCGCGGACCAGAACATCGTTTTTGCAATCGCAGCGCCGCAGGCAAAGCGGCGCACAAATACGACCGAACCGAAACGGACTGACACGTACACCCCCCAGGGGGGTTGCCCCGACGGGGGCCCCGTCAGACCGCCGGTGAGGGATGTAAACAGTGCGGAGGGTTCAAAACCACCCGCCCGAAACCGAAAAAGCCGCCCGGCGCGACGCCGAGGTGGCCCTGCAGGCAGGCGCGACGCCGGCCAGCGAGGAGCCCGACCATGCCTTCCGGTGGAGCGCGCGCCCGTAGTGGGCCGCCCGTCAACCCGAACTCAGCTCGTAGCGACGCGCGCGGGATCGCCTTCCGTCAGCTCGGCGGCGTCCCCGACACCGCGCCCGTCCCCGAGTTCGCTATGCCCCCCATGCAGCTGTGGGAAACCCTGCCAAACGGCGGTAGGCGGTTCCGTAAGCTGGCAACCGAGCTACGGTGGAAGCGCGAGCTCGAACTGTGGGAGTGGGCCTGGCGACAGCCGCAATCCGAGGTGTGGCGAGAGCAGCCCTGGATGACGTACGGCGTCGCGCAGTGGGTGCGCCTCGCCGTCACCTGTGAGGAAGAAGGGGCGAAGGCGGGCGATAAGACCGCGCTCCTGCGCTTGGCCGACCAGATCGGCCTCACCGCCTCGGGCCTGGCCCTGCACCAGTGGCAGATCACGACCGGCCAGCCCGCCGACCAGGCCGAACCCTCTGAGCGCCCGGCGCGACGCCATTCTTCCCGCGCCCGGCTTGCCGGTATGACCGTCGTCGACGGCGGCAGTGATGGCTCATGATGAATACGCGCCGCCCCCGCTCGCCCTGGACTTCAACCCCAATCACACGCTCGGGTTCCTGATCTCTGACTGGATCGAAGCCCACTGCCTCGTGCCCTCTGGCGTGTACTTCAATCAACCGCTCGTGCTGAACGGCTGGCAGCTCTACTGCAACGCCAACCACTACCGCATCAAGGCGAAAGCCGTCGCGGACCCGCACCGCCTGGTGGAGCCCTTCACCTACCGGCGCAGCCTATGGGTTGGCCCCCAGAAGTCGGGCAAGTCGCCGCTCGCGGCGGCGGTCGCGCTCGCGGAGGGCGTGGGCCCGGCCATGTTCGCGGGGTGGGCGCGCGAAGGTGACGTATATAGGTGTGCCGATCACGGTTGCGGATGTGGCTGGGAATACTGGTACGAACCAGGCGAAGCCATGGGCCGCCCCCGTGACAAAAGCCTGATCGCCCTCCTGGCTTTCGCCGAGGACCAGACCCGCAACGTATACGAGCCCCTACAGGCCATGATTAAGAGCGGCCCACTCGGCGACTTCGTCCGCGTGCGCGAGGGCTTTATCCGCTTGCCGAACGAAGGCAAGATCGTGCCCGTCACGTCGGCGGCCAGGTCCAAGCTCGGCCAGCCGTTCACGTGCGCTATCGCGGATGAGTCGGGCCTGTACACGCCCCAATCGGGCGTGCTGAACACATGGCAGACAATCCGACGCGCGGTCGCCGGTATGCAGGGCCGCACCATCGAGCTAACAAACCCGTGGGACCCAATGGAAGATTCAGCGGCGCAACAGGCGTACCAGTCGAGGGCCCGTGACATCTTCAAGTTCTACGAGAAACCCCCGCTCGACTGGGATTACACGAAGAAGGCGGACCGTTCCAAGATTCACCGCTTCGTGTACGCATCATCCCCGTGGGTGGACCCCAAGGCGATTGACGCCGAGGTCGACGAGCTCATGGAAACCGACCCGACGCAGGCAGAACGCTTTTTCGGCAACAGGCTCGTCCAGGGTAAGGGCTCGTATCTCACCGAGAAGGTGTGGGATCGTCAGACCCGCGACACGCAGCCCGAACCAGGGTGCGAAATCGCGCTCGGTTTTGACGGGTCGCGGTCGGGCGACTGGACTGCGATTCGCGCCGAAACCGTCGACGGGCTGCGCTTCACGCCCACGTACGGCCCCGACCAGCGGCCAACCGTGTGGAACCCGGAGGAGTGGCCCGAGGGCCGCATCCCGCGTGGTGAGGTGGACGCGGCTGTCGCCGAACTCATGGACCGCTACACCGTGCAGCGGTTCTACTGCGACCCGAGGCACTGGGAAACGCAGATCGACCACTGGGAGCAGTTATATGGCGACTACGTGGTCGTGCAATGGCCCACGAACTCGATCACAAGGATGTTCGCGGCGCTGGTGCGGTTCCGCGAGGATCTCGCCGAAGGCCTCACCACGCACACACCGGATGAGACCGCGAAGCTGTGCGCCCTGCACGCCCGGAAGGTCGCCAAGCCCGGCGACAAGTTCATCCTCGGCAAGCCCGCTGAGCATATGAAGATTGACGTTCTCATGGCCGACATTCTGGCGCACGAGGCCGCGGCGGATGAGCACGCCGAAGGCTGGGAGGCCGGCGGCGCCATTAGCTTCGCTTGGTAAAGGACACCACATCGTATGACTGACCAGATCACCCGCGACGAAGCACGCCTGCTCGCCGACGCTGAGAACGCCCTGAACCTCACGGACCCCGCCGACCGCAAACACCGCGCCTATTACGAGGGCCGCCAAACTCTGCAGCACCTGGGTCTGGCCCTGCCCCCGTCGCTGCGCACGCTCGAAACCGTCGTCAACTGGCCCCGCGTCGTGGTCGACACCATCGAGGAGCGGCAGGACGTTCGCGGCATCATGGTGCCCGCGCATCCCGAGGTCGCTGAGGATCTGCGCGCCATGATCGACGCGAACGACCTCGCCGCCGAGCTGTGCAAATGGAAGCGCGACCGCCTCATTTACGGGCGGGCCTATCTGTCCGTCGGTGTGGGCGACGCGGAGGGCGATTATCCGATCATTTGCGTGGAATCCCCGCGACAGATGACCGTCAAGTTCGACTACAGGCGCAAGACGATCACGCACGCGGTGCGCATCGTCACCGACCAGGGCGCCGACGGCACGCAAACCCGCTATGCCACGATCTACACGCCGGATACCACGACCACCTATGCGACGGTAGGCGGCACCTGGCGCGTCGTCGACCGTGACGAGCACGGCCTCGGCGTCGTCCCCGTCATCCCGTCTTTCAACCGCCAGATGACGGGTGAAACGACCGGTCACTCGGAGATGGACGACATCATGGGCGTGACCGACGCCGCCGCCCGCGCGATCACGCAGATGCAAGCCGCCCTCGAAACGAACGCGGTCCCGAAGCGCATCATCATGGGCGCGAAACGCTCGGACTTCGCAGACCCGTCCGCGTGGACCAACTACTTGAATCCCTTCGTAGCCCTGCAAAACGCTGGCGCGAAGGTCACGCAGCTTGCCCCCGGCGAACTGAGCAATTTTCACAACACGATTGAGCTGTACGGCAAGCTCGCGGCCTCCCTGACGGGTTTCCCGGCCCGCTATTTCGGCCTCATCACCACCAACCCGCCCGCTGAGGGCGCGATCCGCGCCGAAGAGTCCAAGCTGGTGAAACGGGTAGAGCGCGTCAACGCAGAATGTGGGGCCGCCCTGTCGCGTGCGCTCACAATCGCAGCGCGCATCATGGGGCATACGGTCCCCATGGGCGCCGTGAATGTTGCCTGGCACGACCCCGCCACCCCCACGTTCAGCCAGAAAGCCGACGCCCTGCAGAAGCTCGCCGGCGGCAAGCCCCTCATCAGCCGCGAGGGAGCCTGGGACGAGCTCGGCTGGGACGACGCCCGCAAGGCCACGGAGCGCGCGTATCTGCGCGAGGAGGAAACCGACCCCGACCTCCTGCGGCTCCTGGAAAAGACCACCCCCGCGCTAACCGACGACGACCTGGGCACCGGCAATGGCCACGATCCCGCCCGCAATTAGCCACCACTACGCGCTAGTCCGTGAACAGGAGGCCCGCGCGCTGGCCACAGCAACACGCCACTGGCGCAAGCTCGGCCCCAACTGGATCGCCGACGCCTGGCGCGAACGCATCCCCACCGTCACAGCTGCAATCACCAGCGCACAGCGCACGGCGGCGGCCAGCGCCCTAGTCAGCGGTGCCCTCGCACTCGGAGAACAAGGCACATGGGCGGACCCCGACGGCCTCGTCGACCCCGACGCCTTCGCAGGCCTAGCCGCCGACGGACGCAACCTCGACACCCTCCTGCACGCCCCCGCAATCACCGCCCGAACACTCATCAGCCAAGGCGTAGAACCCGCGCAGGCGCTCGCGGCTGGGGGCCGTCAGTTATCGATGATGGTCCTCACCGAGGTCGCGGACGCGGGCAGGGGTGCGGCGGGCGTGCAGATCGCCGCCCGGCCCCGCGTCGGATACGTGCGGATGCTGAACCCCCCGTCATGTTCGCGGTGTGTGATCCTCGCGGGCCGTTTCTACAGGTGGAACCAGGGTTTTCTACGGCATCCCCGGTGCGACTGCACGCACGTGCCGACAATGGTCACGGACCAGGCCGAAGCGTTCGCGCGCGGTCTCATCGACGACCCGTACCAGGCGTTCAACAGTATGAGCGAGGCCGAGCAAAACAGGGTGTTCACGATCGCGGGCGCTCAGGCCATCCGCGACGGCGCCGACATGTATCAGGTCGTAAACGCCCGCCGCGGCATGAAATATCGCGGCGCGTTCACCACCGAAGGCACCAGCAAGCACGGCTGGGCGGGCCAGATCCTACGCAAGGGTCAAAAGCGCATGACCCCGGAAACGATCTACCGCCTGAACCCCAACCGCGAGCAGGCAGTCGAGGCCCTGCGCGCCCAGGGATACATCACCGGGCGCGGCCAGGTCAGCGGCGGCGCACTGCGCGGCCAATACGAGGCCACCTATGAGGGACGCCGCATGACAGCCGCCGAAAAGCGCGTCGCAATAGCCACCCGCGACTGGCAGGACGTACAAAACGGCCTAAACCCGTGGACCCCCGCCGCGCAGGAACGCCACGGAGGCGCCCGCATCGGCGGCGCTGACTACCCCCTCACCCCTGAGATCGCCGCCGAAGTCGAGGCCCGCTACTACGCGGCCACCGCGACGGGCGGCGAACTGACACGGATGCGTGCCCTACTACGCGCAGCCCACTAAGCCACCGACTCGCGCCGCGACGGCACGCGTCGGCCCCCTCGAGCGATTCGAGAAAGGAAACCCCCTCACATGCCCACCGAAACCACCGACCAGACGCCGGACACCAACGCCCCCGAGACCGCCGCTGAGGAAACCCTCAACGAAGGCGGCGTCAAGGCCCTGCGCGCCGAACGCGACGCACGCAAGGCCGCCGACGCGCGCGTCAAGGATCTCGAAGCCCAGGTCGCGGCCCTGTCCGTGAGCCTCGACGAGACCAAGACCGCCGGGACCGTCGCCGCTGAGCAGGCCGCCGCCACGGTCGCGGACCTGCAGGCGAAGCTCGCCCGCGCCGAAGTCATCCACACGATGCACGTCCCTGACGCGCTCGCCGACTTCCTGCAGGGAAACACCGCCGAGGAACTCACGGCATCCGCCGAAAAGCTCCTCGCCGCGATTCCCGCCCCTGCACCGGCCTCTGACGCGGCGCCCGCGCCGCTGGCAATGCGCCCCGACCCGTCGCAGGGCGGCACACCCGAACCGGCGACCACCACGGACGCGCTGACGGCAATGCTGATCGGCGCAGTCGGCGGGCGCTGACACCCTGAGCAGCCCACCCCACCCCCACAATCTCACGCTCGAAGGGAGCACCAACAATGGCTATCACCAATCCCAAGAAGCTCGCCGACTTTAGCGGCTTCATCAAGCCCGAACTCGCCGGCCCCATTTTCGACGAGGCCGCCAAGGGCTCCGCCGCAATGTCCCTCATGAAGAAGGTCCCGCTCGGCGCGAGTGGCCAGGCCTTCCCCATCGTGACCGGCAAGCCCACCGCCAACTGGACCGCTGAGGGCGCCAAGAAGCACACCACCGAGGCCTCCCTCGGTCTCGTGACCATGCAGCCGAAGAAGCTGACGGCAATCGCGGTTGCCTCCCAGGAGGTTATTCGCGCCAACCCCGGCGGCTACTCTGAGACCCTGCAGGCTCTCCTCGCCGACGCGTTCGCCCGCGCGTTCGACCTGGCCGTCTTCTTCGACAAGGGCGGCGACGGCACCGGAACCGGCCCGTTCGGCACCTCCCTGTGGTCCACCACCAAGTCCGTCACCCTCGGCGCCACCGCTGGCGCGAACGTGTACGACGACATCGTCAAGGCCATGGGCCTGAACCTTCAGGGAACCCCCAAGAAGCAGGTCAACGGCTTCGCTTTCGACACGGGCTTCGAGGTCGACCTCCTCACCACGAAGGATGCGTCGGGCCGCCCCCTGTTCGCTGAAGCCTCGTATGACGGTCTGATCCCCGCCCTGCGCTCTGGTTCCATCCTGGGCCGCCCCTCCTACCTGCACGAGAACGCCGGTCTGGACAAGACCGTCGGCTTCCTGGGCGACTGGACCAAGGCCGCGTGGGGCACCGTCGGCGGCATCACCATGGACGTGTCCACCGAGGCCACGGTCACCATCGGCGGCCAGCTCGTCTCCCTGTACGAGCAGAACCTCGTCGCGATCCGCGCGGAAGCCGAGTACGGCTTCGCGCTCGCCGACAAGGAAGCGTTCGTCAAGATCATGCGCAAGTGACCGACCTGATCGTTCACTTGACGAGCCTGGCGGGTGACCACGTCGCAGTGCCCGCGAGCCAACTCCCCCTGTGGGAGCGGCTCGGGTACGAGCGGCGTTGCCCCGGCGGGCTTGCCACCACCACAGACGACGAGTGAAAGGCGGCCCACCGTGGCCTACGCGACAGTTATCGACGTGGCGACCACCTTGGGCCGCCCGATCACCGACCCGGACGAGCAGAACCAGATCACCAACTGGATCAGCAAGACCGAGCGCATCATCAGCGCCCGCCTCGGCAACCTGGACAACCTGGACAGGCAGATCCTCGCCGACGTCATCAGCGAAGTCGTCGCCCGCCGAGCCCGCAACCCGGACGGAAAGCGGAACGAGAGGATCGACGACTACAGCTACACGCTGGACGCCGCCGCATCCGCCGTCGAGCTGACCCTCACCGCCGACGAATGGGCACGCCTCTCACAGGACGGGTCGACCTCTGGTGCCTACATGCCGGTCCTGTCCCCAGCGCCCTGGCTTGGGGGCCGCGCCGCTGACGCCACCCCGACGGGGGGCTGGGCATGAGCGCGCGCACCGCCGTCCTTGCGGGCCGCCGCGCCGCCGAAGCCCTCATGACCGACCGGGCAACCGTCACCCGCCCGACCGTGACCACAGACCCCGACGGCCTCGACCACATCGAGGAAACCCCCGTATGGGAGGGGCCTTGTAAGGTGCAAACCTACGAGGCGCACGAGACCGCGGCGAACGCCGCCGGGGCCCTCGTCACAATTCAGCGCTACAGCATCCACCTCCCGCACCATGTGGACGCTGTTCGCGTCGGCGACCTGATCCGCGTCGCAGGCTACCTGAGCGTTTTTCGCGTGACTGGCTTGTTCGACAAGACGCACGTTACCTCGCGGCGGTTCCAGGTCGACGTGGAGACGAACGGAGACGATCTCCTGTGAGCGGTATCGAGATTGACACCGGCGAGGTTAGGCAGATCGCCGCTGACGCGACCCGGATGCCCGGCGAACTGTCCCGTTGGCTTCGGCCAGCCGTTAGCCGGGGCGCGCTGAACATCAAACACGCCATGCAACAGGATCTCGAGCAGTCGGGCAACGCCGGTATCCGCGCTGTCGCACGCAGTATCTCCTATGACCTCATCGACACCGGCACGACCGTCGAAGCGGAGATCGGGCCCGACAAGCCGTCTGGCGCCCTGGCCAATATCGCCTATTTCGGCACCAGCCGGGGCGGCGGCCACACCCGCGACCCCATCGAACCACTGAATGAGGAGGCCGAAGCCTTCCAAAAGGCGATCGCGCAGATTGTGGAGGACCTATGGGGCTGACCCTTGACATCATGACGCATATGCGCGCCCGCCTTGCCACCCTCACGTCGGCGGGCGCGACCGTCAAGGCTTTCGTCGGCGACCCTCCCAGCAACCCCGGTTTGCCGTTCGTTTTCGTGTGGGGGCCTCCTACCCTGGCAACGTCCGAGGCCATGAGCGGGTGCGGTGGCGACGGTGACGTGCGTCTGCACGTGCAGGTCGTCGCCGCGACGACCGCGAACGTCCTTGACCTCGCCGATCAGGTCACCGCCCTACTGGACAGAGAGATCCCAACGGCGGACGGCTGGCGTTGCTTCCCGCTCAAGCACGTAGGTGTGACGGACGTGCGCTCGGACAACTCGACCGTGGGGGCGCCCGCGAACAGGGCGCCCCGCTACTGCACCGTGACGTTCCGCGCACAAGCCACCCCCGAAACGAAGGAGGACTAAGTGGTCACCGCTTACAACACCCGAACCGGCGTTTTCCAGGACATCCCCGCCCATTGGATCGGGCATCCGATCTGGGGCACGGACTGGACGCTCACCCCGCCCCCCGAGGCCCGCGAACCCCTGTGTTGCGGCCAGGAGGACACCCACGACGCCCCCGTCAGTGGGGACGACACCACCGACAACCTCACCGAAGGAGACTAAATCATGGCAGGTGCAAAGACCCTGGCAGATGGCCGTATCACCCTGTGGGCGCTGACCGCGAAGCCCGTGAACGTGGCTGCCCCCAAGCTCGCCGAGATTAAGGCCGGCAAGAAGATTTCTTGCCACATCATGAAGTCTGACTACGCGCTCGGCGCTGACTCGGACACGGAGATCACCGAGCAGGAGATGTGCAAGACCGGCGAAGGCAAGGCCCCCGGTCCCACGTCCTACGCCGGCAACCTCACGGTTTTCCGTTACCTCGACGAGGCGGGTAAGCCTGTCGCCGCCGACGACTTCGTCTGGGATCTCATCAAGAAGAAGGGCACCACGATCTGGCTTGTGGAGCGTGAAGGCCCCGTCGAGTCCAAGGAAGCCGAGGCCGGCGACATCGTCAGCGTGTACGAGGTTGTCCTCGGTACGCCGACCAAGCCGTCCGACCGTTTCGCAGGCTATATCAAGCGCACAGCGAAGCTGAACGTCATGGACGCAACGGAGGAAGTCGCGATCGTCGCCTGACACGCAGTCTCCCGCCCGGCAGGTTCCGTAATAGGGCTGCCAGACCTGCCGGGCGGGCACTCCCACCAACGGCAGCCCGAAAACACACGCAGCTACACACCTAGGAGCATGGCATGGCAGCCCACGACGAAGAACTCACCATGGCCGACATGGCCCTCACCCACACGGCCCCCGACGCCCCGGTCACCCCCGAAACGTTCGACCTCGCCGCCTGGATCGCAGGCGTCACACCCGTGCAGCGAACCGTCACCCTATACGCCAGGGGCGACCTGTTCGCAGACCTCTCGGCACTCGAAACCAGGTACGACGAAGCCAAGCGCGCCGCCAATGTGGACGACATGCGCGACATCAAAGCACAGATGCGCGAGGTCGCAGACCAGATCCGCGCGTCCGCCCTCGACATCACCGTGCAAGGCCGATCCGCCGACTGGGTCCAGCGCTTCCGCAAGGACTGCGAAGATCGCGGCCTCGACGGCGACCAGGCCACCCTCGAGCAGCTCGCCGCGCAGATCACCGCCCCCGAAGGCCTCACCGTGGACATGCTCGCCACCCTGCGCGACCGCATCGAACCGCAGGTCGTGGCGCTCGTGCAGGCGGTCGCCACCGTCAACACGATGAAGCCCACTATCTCAGTCCCTTCGTAACGGAGTGCCTGGACCGGCCCACCGGCGCGTGGCTGGTTCGGGCGCTCCGAAGCGCAAAGAAATGGGGCCGCAGGCCGACCGAGTTCCTCGGCGTCCCCGGCGACGGGTGGGGGGAGCTTGATAGCACCCTAGCGGGCGCGCTGGACATGTATGAGGACACGCGCGTCGGCTCCTACGGATACCCCAAGCGCCTCACCGAGGGCGACTACGAGGGCTATTTCGAGGTCGAAGAACGCCAAGACAACGCCCAAATGGCCCTCGACCTGTGGCGCAAGAAAAACAAGCAGGGCCCCGCGCCCGGCATGGTCCCGACGGTGGTTTTCACCGGCACCGAGGACTAGCCGGGCGGGGCGCCCCGTCACATCAGCGGCGCAATCAGCGCGGAAAGGCACAAGCCCATGACTGAGCGGTCAATTAAGGTCACCCTGCGCGCGAACGTCGCCGATTTCAACCGTCAAATCAAGAGCGCGGCGACGAGCCTCGACCAGCTCGCCGCGAAGGGCGACCCAACCGGCAAGACAGCCGAGACCACCATGGGCCGCCTCGCCCAGTCGGCGCAGTTGCAGCGCGCCGCCTGGGACACCGCATCAACGGCCATGGTCGGCTACGGTGTCGCCGCGGCAGCCGCCGCCGGCTATGTGGTTAAGTCCTTCGCGGACTTCGACCAGGCAATGAGCAACGTCCAGGCCGCGACGCACGAGTCCGCTGAGAACATGGACCTCCTGCGCGAGGCTGCGATTCAGGCGGGCGCGGACACGGCTTTCAGCGCGTCCGAAGCCGCCGGGGCAATTGAGGAGCTGGCGAAGGCTGGCGTGTCTACCGCTGACATCCTCAACGGCGGATTGAAGGGGTCGCTCGACCTGGCCGCCGCCGGCGGCATGGGCGTCGCCGACGCCGCCGGAATCGCATCAATCGCGCTCACCCAGTTCAAGCTCAGTGGCTCGGACGTCGGCCACGTCGCAGACCTCCTCGCCGCCGGCGCAGGTAAAGCCATGGGCGACGTCTCCGACCTGGGCGCAGCCCTCAAGCAGTCGGGCCTCGTCGCCTCACAAACCGGCCTCAGCATCGAGGAAACCACTGGCGCGCTCGCCGCCTTCGCCGCCGCCGGTAACGTCGGTTCCGATGCGGGCACCTCATTTAAGACAATGCTCCTACGACTGACCCCACAGTCTAAGCAGGCAGCGAAGATCATGGAAGAGCTCGGCATCCACGCGTACGACGCGCAGGGGCAGTTCGTCGGCCTCGCCAACTACGCGGGCCAGCTCCACGACTCCCTCTCGAAGCTGACCGCCGAGGACCGCCAGGCCGCCCTCAAAACCATGTTCGGCGACGACGCTATCCGGTCGGCCTCGATCCTGTACGAGCAGGGCGCCCAGGGCATCCAGGATTGGATCGACAAAGTCAACGACGCGGGCTACGCGGCGGAGACCGCCGAGGCTCGCATGGACAACCTGAACGGCGACCTCGAAAAGCTCGGAGGCAGTTTCGAGACCCTTTTTATCAAGAGCGGTTCGGGCGGTAACGACTTCCTGCGCACGCTCGTCCAGTTTGCTGAGCAGGCCGTTAACGCTTTCAGTGCTCTACCCGCGCCCGTGCAGCAAGGCGCACTCGGCCTCGCCGCCTTCACCGCCGCCGCGACACTCACAGCCGGCGCAGGCATGAAGATCTTCACAACGATCACCGACGTTCGCACGGCCCTGTCGTCCCTGAACGGCTCCATCCCCTTCATCACCCGCATTGGCAGCGGCTTCACAGCAATGAGCGGCGGCCTCGCCGAAACACGCGCCGCTATCGGCGGCTTCGGCAACGCGTGGGTGACCGCCCGCGCCAACGGCGTATCGAACATCGGCGCGCTTGCGCAGGCCGCTACCCCGGCCCTGTCTGGTATCGGCAATGCTGCGAAGGGCGCAGGCTCGGCACTCCTTGGCGCTTTCGGCGGCCCGTGGGGCCTAGCCGCCACGGTCGCAATCGGCGCGCTGACGAGCGCCCTGTCCGACTACCAGGCGAAGCAGGCGCGTGCAACGGCCATGGCCCAAGAGTTCGCCAGCACGCTTGAATCAGTGTCAAACGCGGCAACCGAAGCGACACGCGGGGCCGCCCTCAAGCGCCTGAACGAAGAGACTAAAACGTTTTGGGGCGGCCACATGTCAGGCGCGTCGGCGTTCGAGAAGCTCGGCGGCGATATCAACGACTATGTCGACGCTGCCATGGGGTCCGAGGAAGCGAACGCCCGCGTTCGCGCCCTCCTGGATAACGTTCGCAAGACGAACGACAGGGGCAACGGCCTCAGCTCGTGGGGCAAGGAAATCGCCGACGCTGAACACGACGCGCGCCAAGCACTGGACGAAACACAGGCCGCCATGGGCAAGGCCGCTGAGATGAACGACCAGGCCGCCCGCGCCGGCGTCGCTAACGCGTCGGCTCAGGACCAGCTCGCCTCCTCGGCGAACCGCGCCGTGCAGGCAATGGAAGATCAAGCCAAGGCCACGCACGACCTGATCGACGCCCAAAAGACACTGCAGGACGTCATCTTGGGCGAGCGCGGTTCCTGGCGAAACCTGTATGACGCGATTGACGCGGCGAATCAGGCGGTGGCCAAGAACGGCCAGACCCTCGACATCACGACCGCGGCGGGCCGCGCCAACCAGGCCGCGCTCGACGACCTCGCCAAATCAGGTTGGGAGCTAGTCGAATCCATGGAGAAGAACGGCTCCACCATGGAGGACATGCAGGCGGCAATGCAGACGACCCGCGACAACTTCATCAGCGTTGCGCAGGCAATGGGCTTGTCGGCGGACGACGCCGCGAACCTCGCTGATCAGCTGAACCTGATCCCTACGAACATCGAAAGCCATGTGACCGCTGAGACTCAGGCGGCCAACGCCAGCGTGGACGCGTTTATCGCTTACGTGCAGGCGCAGAACGGCGGCACGATCACGATTAACGCCACGAATGATTCCGCGATCACGACCATTCTTGAGACGCTCGGGTATGCGAAGAATCAGGACGGAACGATCACCATTGACGCGAACAGCGACCCGGCTATCGCTCAGTTGGTCGCGTCTGTCGGCCAGGTGGACGCGGCGACCGGCACGGTCACAATCGATGGCAACAACGATCAGGCGAACGCGAAGCTCGACGCCATTAAAGCCGCAATCGACGGCTACAGCCCCTACGTGAACATCAACGCGAATGATTACGTCAGCGGCAAGATGGAAGGCATTAAAGCCGCGTGGAATGGCCAAACCTGGTATGTGAACATCGTGGGAACGTACAGCCAGTCGGGCGGCCCGTCTGCGCAGGCCGACGGGTCCGTGCTCTCGTTCTACGCTGGCGGCGGTTTCCACAGGGAACGCCACGTCGCACAGATCGCCCCGGCGGGCGCCTGGCGCGTCTGGGCCGAACCCGAAACCGAGGGCGAAGGCTACATCCCGCTCGCCAAGTCGAAGCGCAAGCGAAGCGAGGCGATCCTCGGGCAGATCGCCGACATTTTCGGCGGCACCTACATCCCCGGCAACGCGACCCCGTACGCGACCGGCGGCGTGGGTGGCAACGCCACGGGTGCGTCCGCGGCGAACGTCCACGTCACGGCGGTTGTCACCAATCCGTGGACTGGCGAGCAGACGCGCGCGTTCGCGCGAACCGAGGCCGTCAAGGTCGTGAGGAGCGTCCAATAATGGCAATCAAAGCATGGATTCACAGGGAGACGGGCTTGCCGTGTTTCTACCTGGATGGCCCCGACGCTGCCCTCGCAGTGAGCGACGGGGCCCGTGTCGTCCTCCCCGCTGAGTCGGGCCGCGCCGCCCTGTCCGTGTGTGACCCGCTCGCGCCTCCTGGCGTGGCGACGACCTACACAGTAGGGACGCAGCGGTTCACGCTCACCCGCCGCGGCGAAGGCTACGCAGTCACCAGCCTGGACTCTCGCCAGCGGGCCGTCGTCTCCTACATCGGGGACGATGCCCGCGACTACGACACACGCGCCACGGCGACGGACATCAACGCTCGCCGCACGCCTGTCATCAGGTGGGCGGGCGTCGCAGCCGCCTACACCGGGCGCCTTGAGCTCCTCGCCTACGCTGAGGAAAGCGCGCGCCTCGAACGCATCCTCGAAGCCAGGCAGCCGGTGATCGCCGTCCACTCACACGACGCCTGCGACCTGCAGGACTGCGACATCCCCGCCGTGCGCGTCCTGGCCATCACGCACGCGACCAGCCAGCGCACGGGCCGCCGCGACCGGGTCCGCCGCCAATGGACCCTCGATTACAAGCAGATCGACCTGGACGAGGCCCGCGCCCTCCTCGGGAACGTCCCCGTCGTCACGTGGGGCGCGTGGGACACGCGCTCGAAGTGGCGAGGGCGTTCCTACGTGGACCTCCTGCGTGAGTTCGCGGGGATGCCATGAGGGGTGGCCCGAACGCGGCTGCGCTCGCCGCACCGACCACGATTGACGTGTCCGTTTCCTCTGTGCTTGCGGAGCGTGTCCTCGCGGAGGACATCCCCGTTGTCAGCGCGACCCTCGAAGCGTCGACGGATCGCACGCCCCGCGAGCGCCTCACCCTTGAAGCCCCTCACGGGTGGGTGCCTCGTGACCCCGGCGACCCGCTGAATAACTACGGGCAGCGGCTACGCGTGGTTCAGACGATCACCACCGGGGGTGTGACTACCCGCGTGAAGGTTGGTGTCTACCAGATCGACGCGTGGGAGGAAACTAGTAGCGGCGGGGTGTCCGTGACCGCGTACGACCTGTTGCAGCGGTGCGAGAAGAACCCGATGGACTGGCCCTCATCCCCGCCCGGCGGCGCGACCGTCTCGTCAGAGTTTCAGCGCCTCGCGGGCTACCCCGACGAGGGCGGCCTGCAGGTGATCGTCGACGACGGCGACCAGGCTATCCCCCGCACGTTCGAGTGGGGCACGTCCCGCACGGAGGCCATGGGGAAGTTGGCCGAGGCATATGGGCTTGCCTGGGCGGTGCGCCCTGACGGGGCCCTGCACGTGTGGAAGCCGACGACCGGGGTCGCGTCTGAGACGTACACGGGGCGTGACCTCCTCATCGAGTCGGCCCGCAAGAGCAGTGAGCGCCGCCCGAACAGGTGGTTCGTTGGCACGACCGGCGAGACCCCCGAAGGCGGCGGCGACGCGCCCCACTATGACGGCATTGCGACCTTGTACGACGCGCCTTACCAGCCGTCCGTGTACGGCGTGGTGACTGAGCGTAGCGAAATGCAGATGACTGACCTTGAGGGGACTGTTCAGCAGGCCGCCGAAACGTATCGGGCGAAGGCCCTCGCCGCGCGGGGGACGCGCAGCCTAGCGCTCGCGTCTGACCCGCGCATCGAGCTCTGGGACACGATCAGCGTCGAGACGGGCGAGGAGGTCGTGACCGGCACCGTCACCGGCTATTCCATCGATTTAGCCGATTCTGACGCGCAAATGCGCGTCGATCTGGAGGTTTACGCAAGTGTCAACGCCCGATAGCCTCTCTGATTGGCTCGACCTCACCCCACAGCGCGGCCCCTCGCCGCACACGGGCCCCGTGCAGGGCACAGTGACGGGCATTGTGGACCAGGGCGCCGGTCTCGTCGAGGTCACCCCCCACGGTGCCCCGCCCGGCACGTCGGTTGTCGTGCCATCGACCGCTGGCATTACCTGGCAGGGCGCGCCCGTCCGCCTGGACCGCGACACGACCGGCGCGGCCACCCTTGCCCACGCGCCAACCGTCACCGCCCCGACCGGCGTTGTGACGGTGCCCGTGGGCGAGGCTGCGAAGGCCGCCCGCGACGCCGCGAATCAGGCGTCCGCCGCCCTGCAGGGCGCGCAGGCCGCAATCGAGGAGACCCGCGACGACCTCACGCGGAAGATCGCCGAAGCCAGCGCCGGGCCTATCGATGGGTCGCGTATCAAGGCGGGCACGGTCACCGCCCGCGAAATCGTCGCAAGCGAAGCGCTCTACAGCAAGCTCGCGGCGTTCGACACCCTCACCGTCGTTGACAAGATCCGCGCTGAAAACGCCGTCGTCCCCGGTGAGCTGATCGCCGACCGCATCACCGGCAAGTGGATTAGCGGTGCGCAACTGCGTGGCTCTGAGTTCGTGCTCGGTGGTGTCGGCGCCGCCCGCACGGCACGGGGCGATAACCTCATGCCCTGGCGCGCAGCCTTCACCCAAGGGGCCCCGAACGGCCAGAACCCCGCGACCACCGCACGCTGGCAAGGTGGGCACCCGGTGTTTGAGATCGCCAGACCCGCATGGGGGCCTGAACACGTCGAAACCACCTCGACACCCACCACAGGTAAGACCATCCGTGACCTGCGCGTCACCCTCACCCTGACCGCCCCCGCCGGGGCGACCGTCACGGCGACCTACCTGATCGGCGGCGCCCCCGCCGTCAGGGCCACCTCCACCAGTCAGGCCACCACCCGCACCCTGACCCTGAACGTCGGCGACCTCGAGGCCACCGACGACCGCCAGATTAGGATCACCGCGACCTGGCCGCCCACCGTGCCCCCGGCGGGCCGCCAATGGCCGATCCGCCTCACCCTCACCAACTGGACCGAGGCGTACTCAGACCCCGCGCCGTCGCGTATCAGCATGACCCGCACCAACCAGGCCGTGCAGATTCAGCTTGCCGACGGCCAGGGCAACGACGCCGCACTCACCCCGACCGGGCTCGCGTACTGGCAGACCATCAACGGGCGCCGAACGCTCGTAACAGAAATGCCATGGGATGCTCTCGCGGACAAGCCGGCCTTGTGCTGGGCATCGGGGGAGGTCTCATCGACCGTTTTCAACGGCGACGTGTGGAACAGATTGCAGCTACTAACCGGCGGTCGGAAGCTCGTCGAAACCGGCGGCACGTGGAAAACGTCGGACGGCGGGCAGACCGTCACGGTCCCGAAGGCCGGCGTTTATCAGGTAGAAGCGTGGGCGGCGATCAAGTCATACGGGTGGGACGGCACGGTTCTGCTTGCGGTCACGAACGCCGCGCGCGGGGCCGTCTATTCCCCGACCTCGGCGTTCGGGTCCGTTTACGCGTACGGGTCCGCCGGTCCCGGCCAGTACATGACGATCCGTACGTCGGGAATGATCCGGTGCGGGGAGGGCGAGCGCCTTGGGATCGCCCTGCAATCGAACCAAAAAGCGTATGCCACCCTCAAGGATTACCGCTTCACCGCCACCTATCTGCGACAGTAAGGGAGAACGTCTTGACCGTCGAAAACTGGAACCGTGTCCGCACGCCCGAAGCGGGCGAGGACATCCTCGCCACCTGGCCGAAAACCGCCGGGTCAATCAGCCACATCATCCACGTTGACACCTACGACGAGGCCGTGAACGTCTGCAACGCAGCCGCCCGCGCCGGGCAGCCGCCGACCGCCACACGCCCGATCTACTTTGACATGTCAAACCACATCCACAAGTGCGAGGGCAGGAAGAACCAGCGCGGCCAGTGGGAACTCACACGCCTGACCCCCGTCATCACGTACGGGGCCGCCGCGGGCAACTGGGTTGTCGGCGCGAAAGGCAGCGTCGCCGCTCAGGCTTCGCGCGTCGAACAGCATGGGCGTTGGACGGGCTTCGCGCAGTACGAGGGTGTCGCCGGGGCGAAGCGGTGCGTCACACCGTTTATCAACTTCCCGGTTAGTTTCCCTGACGATTGCGTCCACGTCGGCGTCACCTTCGCATACGGGCAGGTGAACGCGGACGTGAACGCGCATATCCCGACACGATGGGCCGTTGACATCATCAACGCGACCGGGTTCCGCCTCACCTTCCCTGACCGTGACGTGGCAACCGCCGTGAGCTTCACCTTCCACGCCACCGGCTACTGACGCCACCTGATCGTTTACGCCCTCGGACAAGCCCGTCCGGGGGCTTTCCCATACCCAATCGAGGAGAAACCAATGGAACCGAACATTGAGCAGCTCATGGCCTCGATGACGCCCGCGACGGTCACACCGCCCGACGTCGTCGACCCGATCTTCATCCCCTACGAGCAGACGGAGGCCACCCGATGAGCATGACCGCACAGAACGTCCTCGCCTGGGCAGCCGGCGAAATCGGCTACACCCGATGGGACGACCCCGAGGAAGGCTCGAAGTATGGGCGCTGGTACGCGCAGAAGCACGGCGCATACTACGGCACGTCCGGCGTGCCCTTCTGCGCAATGGGCGCCTCCTGGTGCGCGACCGACGAAGAGAAGCAATCTGTCCTGCCCGGCGGCGACTTCGCGTACGTGCCCTACGGGATCAACGCAGCCGCCCGCGAAGGCCGACTCGTCTCCCCCATGACCCAGGCAGCACCCGGCGACCTGGTCTGTTTCGACTGGGACGACGACGGGATCGCCGATCACGTCGGAATCGTGGAAGCCAATTACGGCGGATGGCTACAGACCATCGAGTTCAATACCAGCTCGGGTACTGCGGGCTCACAGTCGAACGGCGGCGGCGTGTGGCGTAGGACCAGAGACTGGTCCTCGGTGTGCGCGGTCATCCGCCCGCACTACGGCGACGCAACCACCACGGCGGGCTACACCGACGTCACTGCCCTGCAGGCCGCTGTCGGCGCGACCGCTGACAACGTGGTCGGCCCCGACACCACCAAGCGCATTTATGCCGTGGTCGCCGCCTCCAGCTGGGGCGGGCGGCAGTTCCCGTTCGGTGTCGAATACGTCCAGTCCGTGATCGGGACCGACGCCGACGGCATCTGGGGAGACGCCTCGGACGAGGCACACGACCGCGTCGTCGGCAACCTCCAGCGCGCCGTCGGCGTGGACGACGACGAAATCTACGGCCCGGCCACCAACCAGGCGATTAACGCCGCGCTCGCGGGCGCGGAGAAGGGAAACTGACGTGAACAATCTCCTCCTCGGTCTACAGTCCGATCCTTTCCTGGTGACGGTCGTCGTCGGCCTCATCTGGCCTGTCGTGCAGGCGGCGCTTGACCGCCCGTACTGGACCCCGGCCCGCCGGAAGGCGCTCCTCGCGGTGGTCGCCGTCGTCGTCTCCCTGGCCGTCTGGGTCTCGGGCAGCTACCCGGCGACCTGGCAGCTTTTCCTCGCGCAGGCGTCGGTGTTCCTTGGTATCGCGTGGAGCGTTTTCCAGGTGCTCTCGGCTGTCAAGATCAACGGCGCGTCCCTGATTGACTGGGCGGGTGCCCTCACCCCCGGCGGCGAAACCGTTGACGACCTGCATCTGTCCGTTGGTGACACGGGCGGTGAACGTGCCCAGTGACGCACATCCTCTCGGACCCGAAGGTCATCGAGGCCCTTAACGGCCTGGTCGCCGTCCTGATCGCAGGTCTGGGCGGCGCAGCCGCCGTCGGCTTCACTCGCCTGAAAAACAGCATGGAGTCGCACCTTCAGCGGGCAACCCGCGCCGCTGAGGAGGCGAAGGCAGCCGCGCAGTCGGCGGATGCGCAGGTCAGCAATGACCACTCGTCGAATATCCGCGACGACATCGACGCGGTGCGTGACACCGTGAAGGCCGTCAGTGAGACGGTCGACCGCGTCGCGTCAACGCTCGACAGCCACGGCGACAGCCTGGCCGACATGAAAGCGCGCATCGACCGCATCGATGAGCGAGGCGCGCGCCTGGCCGCTGAGATCCACGACGAGCGCACCGCCCGTGAAGCGTCGACGCGCCTGATCGACACGCACGCGCACGACACGCACCGTGCGATCTATGAGCGCCTCGACGCGCTAGAAGCCCGCGCCGAAAAGTAACCCGCCCCCGCGCCGCGACGACCCCCGAGGCTCGCGGCGTGGGCGGCGGGCCACCCATGCACCGCACAGCTACACAGTGAGGACAACTCATGACCGCCACCATCAAGGGCCGCGTTAAGTCACCGACCGGCCAGCCCGTCACCGTCACCATCACCGCCACCCCGAACCCCAATCCCACGCGCACGCCTGACGGTGACCTCATCGTCCCCGGCTCGGTCGCAAGTGAGGGCGACGACGGGCATGTCACCGCCGAACTAATGCCGGGCCGTTACGTCGTGTCCGTCGCGTCCCCGTCCGGCCTCCTCGCCGAGCGCGACGTGACCCTCACTGACGGGCAGACCATGACCCTCGGGGATCTACTCACCGCACCGGCACCCACGCCGGGCGACACCCCGGCCCCCGGCCCCGGCGGGACGCCACTCGTCGACGATCAGGGCAAGCCCCTGACCCTCGCCGACATCAAGATCGTCAACAGCCGCGCCGAGGCCGAAGCCCTCCCCGACGGGGCCGTCTACCTCCTGACCGAGCAGGCCGACGCGCCCGGCCACGACGACCACGGAGAAACGCGCCCGAACCCGGCGGCGGGCCCGACCCTCATCAGCCACGCAGCCGGTCAGCACATCGGCGACACGATTACGATCCGCACCGGCGGCCAGGCTGGCGACCGTACGGTGATCGCCGTCAATACCAAGGCAGTCAACGGCCAGACTTTCAGTTTCCCCGCCGGTTTCGAGGTGCTCGTCGACCCTTACTGGATCGGGACGATGCGTTTCACGGTCGCGGTCGGCCCCTGGGCTCCCGAGCTTACGGTGCGCACGTCGCAGCCCGTCGAGGCCGGCTGGGCAGCCGTCACCACCCGCGGCGGTGGCACGCCTGTCGTCGGCCAGGTCAAGAAACGCCAGGCCGAACCCGCCGAGACGGGCACCTGCACGGCCCCCGAGGTTCCCGCGACCACCGGCCTGACGCTCGGCTTCGCGTTTGAGCGCACGACGGCACCGGAAACCGCCGACCAGGTCACCATCAACCAGGGATGGGATCGCCTCGAGTTCGCAGCACAGGAAGGCAACAACCTACAGACCGTGCTCGTGGCCCGCCGCACCGCGCAGGCTGGCGACCTCACGGTCACCTACCCGAACACGCAGACCTCGAACGGCGCGGGCGTGCAGGTGGTGATTCCCAATGCGTGACGCCGTGGAAAACGCCGCCCCCACGGGCCGCGTACTCAAGGTGCGGCGCCGTGACGGCGGGGATGTGACGGGCCGCCTGTACCGCCGCCGACGCGACGGTGGCGACATTCCACTGCGACCCCGCACCACAGGCGCGCCGAGCGCGTCGCGTGACCTGGTCGCCGAGTTCCTCACCCGCCGCCCGTTCTACATCTCCCATCGGATCGGTGGGACGGAGTACCCGGAGTTCACGCAGGCGGGCCTCGACGCGTCCCTACGCGCAGGCTTCAAGGCCCTCGAGGTCTCCCTGCGCAGGTGTGGGTCTGGTGAATACGTGATGATTCACGACTGGACCACGGAACGCACGGTACCGGGTACGAAGTATCCGATCTGGTCGACGCCGTGGGACACGCTGAAAACGCTGCGACAGGCGTCGGGGCCGTTCCTACGGTTCACCGATCTACTCGAGCAGTTGCCCGCCGACGTGATCCTCGCCGTCGACCACAAGGTGACCTCATCGAAGCAGGACGCCAACTCATCGGACCTGCAGGCCGAACTCGACCTGTACGATCTGCTCGACGACGCGTTTAACGGGCACCCTGAACGGCGCGTGCTGTGGAAGCACTTCGTGAACGCGGGGTCTGTGGACCGTGCGAAGGCCAGGGGCTACCGCACCATGTGCATGTTGTACCCGAACGAGCTGGCCGCCGCCGACACAAGCCGGTGGGACGTCCTCGGTATGGAGTGGAACGCGCCCGCCGCCGCGTGGCAACAGCTCACCGCGACCGGCAAGCCCACAATCGCGCACATCATCACGAACGCGTCTCAGGCGCAGACGGCGCTCGGGAAGGGCGCGAACGGCCTCATGGCCTCCTGGCCGACAACCGTCCACCCCTAAGCCACCGCGCATACGAAGCCCCCACCGCCCAGAAACGGGTCGGTGGGGGCCTTGTCGTGTTTCAGGCGAGGAACATATCGGGATTTCCGAATAGTTCCTCCTATTTGCGCAGGTCTGTGCGCGCACCCTGCCCTGGCCGCGACGCCAGCCACGCGTCGACCGTTTCCGGTGACCAGCCGCGCAGGGGGCCGTTAGGTGTGCTGATCTGCACGTCAGCGGGCGGCGTTAGCCCCTTCCTCATGTAGGAGCGGATCGTCGCCGGGGCCAGGCCTGCGCGCGCCGCGAAGTCAGCGGCACCCAGATATTCACGGGTCATAGCTACTCCTCAGTTCGTTCGGGTGATTATTTCGACAGGGATGTCCTGGTCGGCCAGGAAGGCGAAGGCCCTCCCGACGCACGCCTGGTACGTGGACAAGGGGAGTCGGGCGGCCCATTCGCAGCCCTGTTCGTACGCGGCTTGGTCGACGTAAGAGAACAGGGCGGTCGGCACCACGCGCACGTCCTCGATCTCGTCGTCAGCGGGGGCCGTCAGCTCGTCGACGCAGTCGAGGGCCGCGTCCTCAAGGTTGCCGAGCAGCATGTGAACGCTGATCGGGTTACGCGGCCAGGTCTTGCCAATCTCCCAGGATCGGATTACGCCCTCGTTCACGTCGAGGAGGGCTGCCAGGTCGCCGAGGCTCATGCCGAGGGCTTTGCGGCGACAACGCAGGCCTGCAGGGGTCAGCGGTTCGGTCACTTTCTCCTCCTGTGGGTTGGCCCCCGCGTCCTGTGGTGGGCGCGGGGGCCGGGTGTTTAGGGTCAGATCTCGACGCCGCGGCGCTCGCAGTAGGCGACGAGGGCCTCGGGCTTGTGGGCCGTGATCCACTGGGCGGCCACGCCGCAGATGTAATCGCGGCCGGGGCAGTTCTTCACCGTCTCATCGATGACGCGGTTCCCGTTCTCATCCTTCAGGATGATGCGGTAGCCCTCACCCTTCGTGAACTGGACGCTCACAGTACCGATGAGGAAACAGCCTCGCTTCATCTTGTTGAAGCGCTCGGCCCACAGCATCGCGGAGTAGTGGCCGTTCAGGCGGCCGCGCTCGTCGCTGATCTGAACGTTGTCGGCGGCCCAGGCGGTGCGGAAAACGGTCGTGGTGGTCATGATCTTGTCTCCTTCTTTGAGGTTCGGGGGGCTTGTCCCTCCCGATGCAATAACTATAGCCCGCGCGCGGGCTATCGCGCAAGCTAGTGTAGGGAGATGTGCATCACATGCCGAGTTGTGGGACCGCGCCACCCATGGCCACACTCATAGCCTCCGCCGCGCCCGCGTAAGCATCGGGCGCGAGGTGACCGTACACGTCGACGGTCGTCTGGATTGACTCGTGGCCCATGCGTCGCTGAACGACGGGGAGGGGCACGCCGGCGGCGATCAGCGCCGACGCGTGCGAATGACGCAGATCATGCACGCGCGGACGCGGCGACAGACCCGCCGCATCACACGCCGGCCGCCAGATGTGATTGTGGAACGGGGCCGACGTGATCGGCCCGCCCCGGCGCGCCGTGAATACCAGCTCATCCGCTGCCTTACCCGCGAGCGCGCCGCGCAGCTCAGGGACCAGGGGCGCGGGGATGGTGACTGTTCGCCGCCCGCGCTTGGTTTTCGGGGACCCTAGATAGCGGGAGCCGTGTTCGCCAACCTTCCAGGCTTTGTTGACGCGGACGACTGGTTGGGCGACGTCAAGGTCGACGTCGGCGACCGTGAGGGCGGTTGCTTCGCCGAATCGGAGGCCTAGCCCGTACATTGCGGCGACGAAGGGCTGGTAATCGGCGGGGATCGCCGCGTGGAGGCGTGCGAACTCGTCGGGGGTGAGGAACCTCATCTCACGAACGGTCGCGTCCTTAGGGAGTGGGACAGCCTTAGCCACGTTGCGGGGGATCACGTCCTCGTCGACGAGCCGTTGCAGGGTGGCGGATAGGAGGGCTTGGGCGTTGCGGATCGTCTTAGCCGACGGGGGTCGTCCGGCGGTTGCCCCTCGAGTGACGGGCGTGCGCCGCATGTCCGCGACCCACTTCGTGACCGTGTGCCGGGTGAGCATGTCAACGGGGATAGGGCCGAGGTGCGGTTCGATGCGGTCGCGCACTATCTGACGGTAGTGACTGATCGTGCCGGGTGTCGCCGACGCGGCCAGCGCTTCGAGGTGGTGTTCGCACGCCGCGGCGACCGTGGGCGTGTCGGCGGCGGCTAGGTCGTCGAGACTGCGCATCTCACGGGCGGCGGCCCCACCGATGCGGTCGACGAGGTCGGCGAAGCGTTGCGCGCTCGCGGCGTCCGCGAAGGTCTCGGATACGGGGTTTTTGCCCCCTGCGCGGTAGCGGACGCGATAGACGACGGTACCGTCACGGTGCGTGACTGCCTTGACAGATGCCATCTTTGCGCCGCCTTGCTTGATCTTGGGTGCGTTTGCTTGGTCTTGATTGTACTCCGATTGATTAGCGTGTGTGTCACGCAAGCGTGTCACGCGGCCCCCACACCCTCAGTTTACCGCAGAATAGTGCGGTTTTTGTTGTGAGGGTGTGGGGACCATGTCTCTGCACAGGGCGTTTCAGGGTTTGCGGTGTGAGCGTGGGGAAAGGCGCTGATTTTCTGCCGAAAAGTCTGGTTTTCTGACTGGCCTTGAATAGGCCTTAAACCCCCTTGCGTGACGTTGTGCGCGTGTCACGTGACACGCACCTAAAATCGCGCTCGCGGGGCGCTGCGCTCGCGGCTGGTTGTCTTGACACCTCACCTCGCGTAGGGGCCGCGTGTGGAGACGTAGATGTGGGTGCGCCGAGGTAGGATAGGGGCAACAGATCCCCGGTCAGGCCTCTGTTTTCACGCACAAATGACCGGGGCCATATCGAGGTTAGGCACTGCAGGCCCCGGCCCGCCGCGGGGTGACCCCTAACCGCTTAGGAGTAGCGCGGTTCATGGCCGCGCGGCCCCGGCCCATGCGCGGGCAACAATGCGCAGATCCCGCCCCTATACCGCGACCGGGTCTCTCACGGTGTAGGGGCGGCTCTCCTGGACGCAGATGTGCCCGCCGTGAGGTAAGCTAGTGGCAGCGTCCCCACACTTCCGCATGGTTCCGTGTGGGGACTTCTCATATCGACGGCCTGGCCTGGACGCAGATGTGGGCGGCTAGGTGTAGAATTGCGGGAACCGATCGCGCGGCCCTTTCGGGGAGCTGCGCGGTTCTCTATTGGGTAAACCGCGCCCCGACGCGAGAGACCCGGCCACCTGCGCTGGCCTCACATGCGCAAACCCCGCCGCCTCTGCAAACTGATCGGGAAAGTCAGGTCAGGGGCGGCGGTTTCTTGTCCCTAACCTGGGACGTGAGTGCTACGATGGACGCGTGCATACATATTGACACCCGGATCGGCTCCGGGGCCTGCCCGCGCGCACGGGCCTCCTAACTGCACACTGCCCCCGCCGGAACAAGCGCCCCGGCGGGGGCCTTGCTATATGCGCGGCGTTTTCGTGGCGCGTCTGTCAAGCCACGGGCTCGCCGTCGAGGTCTGCGACGACCTCCTCGTAGGTGCGCCCCGTTTCGGCGGCTAGGGCGAGTTTCCATGGGATGAGGTCGAGAGCGTCGCAGATGCTCTGCAGGTCGGTCGCGCTCATTGACGCGACGCCGCGCAGGATGCGGTCAATGCGGGCGCGTGAGATGCCCGAGGCGGCGGCAAGCGACCTGATCGTGCCTCCGCGCGCCGCATTTGCGGATGTAATGAGCATCACTAATCGTTTCTCAAAATGGCCTATTTTCAGCGGTTTTTTCACCATGGTCAACATTCTATGTCTCAAATTAGCGACACGTCTAGCTATCTAGGCTTGCGTCTGTCTTATTTATGGGACATACTTGCAGTGTCTTATTTTTGAGACAACCAAGTACCAAGTAAGGAGGTGCCCCACATGGAAGGACTCACGACCGCAATCCGCGAGCGCGTCGCAGAAAACGGCCTGACACAGGCCACCGCCGCACGTGCGCTTGGGATTGGCCGACAAACGTTTTCGAGGAAGCTCAACGGGCACGGCGACTTCTCAGTATCTGAACTGACTCGCCTTGCTGAGATCCTCGGGACCACGGTCGCCGACCTCATGCAGCGCGCCGATCAGATCGCCCACGCCGACGTGGCCCCGAGTGCCGCCGGCTACGCCATCAAGGACCAGCGCAGCGGCGTCGTCATCATGCAGGCCCGCCGCGTCGATTTCGGAGGCGAGGCCGCGTGACTCAGATCCTTACCCTCGCCGAGGCCGCCGAGATGCTCAGGCTCTCTCCCGCCGCCGTTCGCCGTCGCATCCGTGACGGGCAGATCGCAGCGTGGAACGAACGAGGCCGGGCCGGGTGGCGTATCCCCGCCGACGCCCTGCAGGCCTACCAGGAGCGGCACACGGTAGCGCCCGGCGAAGGCAGGATCACCGCACGCAGCCAACGCAGCCAGGCAGCCCGCAAGGCCGCCGCAACCCGCGCAGCCCAACGGGCCGCGTAACCCCCACAAAGAAAAGACGGGCCCCGCGAGGCTGCCACCCCGCGAGACCCACGCACGACCGGAAAGGACACTAATCGTGCAGATCAACGGTACCACCCTAACCCCAAGGCAGGCGCACCTCGTGCGCGCCGCCCTCCACCGCGAACAGGCCCGCACCCTCGACGCCATGAGGATGCTCGACATGCCCGCCGTGAACCCGAAGGCCCGCGACCACATCGTCGGCGCGTTCACGCTCACTATCGACGAGATCGGCGCCCTGATCGACCTCACCCACGCCGACCAGGAAGGGGACGCGAAGTGACCGAGATGCTCATCCCCGCGAAATACGCCGACGACATCAACCGCCTCAAGTACGGCCACCACGGCTGGCACGGCTTCCGACACCGCCTCGCCTGGGCAGTGATGCCCCGGTGCATCCGCGCGCTCGCCATTGCTGGCCTCATGGTCGTCACCCGCCCCGACGAAGTCATGAACGCGCTGTTCGAGAAGAGCCTCGCTGAATACGCCGACCAGGCCGCCGCCAACGAGGACGAGGAGGCCCGCCGATGACCCTCACAACCGTCGAATGGCTCCACTCCACCACCTGGTGGATCAAACACCCCTCCCGCCCCTGCACCGACAAGAAGGTGCGCCGCCTCATTCAGGAAGCCCGCATCAACGCACTCGACCTCACCCTCGACACCGAAACGGACTGATTAACGATGAACACCAAGAACACCACCAAGTACACGCTCGCAGGCCTCGGCCTCACCATGGGCCTGGCAATTGCAGCCGCCGCGGCTCCCGCGCTCGCGGCCCCCACCGCGCCCGAGCCGATCAGCGCGCAGGTCACCAAGGCCACCAGCTCGTCCCGCCAGACAACCTCGGAGGTGTCCGTCGAGGGCACCTGGCAGACCCCGCGCCTCACCCCCGGATCTGTCCTCACCGTGGCCAGTGTCGACGGCGGG